TGAGTTCGGGTTAAAATATCGCGTTAAACTCGGAAACCAGCAATATGCTAAAGACCTTTACGAATCTGTTAAAAGGGGTGATATCTCGCAGTCTTCGTTTGCGTTTACGATTGAAGATCAAAGCTGGTCAGAAGATCGTTCGACGAGGACCGTTGAGAAGGTGGCTCAGCTATTGGACGTTTCGCCAGTGACGTATCCAGCTTACAAATCTGCTACTGCTATGGCTAGGTCTGAAGAAATAAAAGAAGAAAAAAAGGAAATTCGCGACGAGCAATCTAGCGAAAAGGTTGAAATAAAAAACGTTCAAAAATCAAAGAAAATGAACTTAAATGAAATGAAAGCTCTTCGCTCGAAAAATTACGAGGAGCATGTTGCGCTAGTATCAGTAACTGATGCTGAAGGCCGCGAAATGACAAACGAAGAGGAGGCGCGAGCTGACTACTTAGAAGGCGAAATATCTCGCTTAGACAATAAGCTTAAACGCCGTCAAGCCCATGAAGAGATGATAGCGCGACAGGCTAACTTTGCTGGAAGCTCAGTATCTGAGGCTAAAGAGATGGACAAAACGAATCGTTCGTTTAGTTTATCCAGAGCTATTCAGACAGTTAGCTTAGGCAAAGGCTTAGAAGGTGCTGAAGCGGAATGGGCGCAAGAGGCACAGAAGGAAATGACTTCTAGAGGCTTACAGATGACAGGTCAAATCGGAATCCCTGAAGCGGCACTTTTTAGAGTTGGAGCAGCGGATAACTTCCAGGCTGTTTCGGGTGACGGTTCTGGATATGTTCCTACGAACGTTCCTGGAGTAATCGAAGCGCTTAGAGCTCCAACAGTTATAGAGCAGTTAGGAGCTACAACTATTCATGGAGCTACTGGTAATCTCAAATTCCCTAGAGTAAGCAAGAAAGCTATAGCAACGGCAGAAACGGAAACCTCAGCAGACGCTAACTCTACTATGGAGCTTGACGAGCTTAGTCTTACTCCAGTTCGTGTAGCGAATAAGACGAAATTCTCTAAGCAGTTAATCTTACAAGGAGGCTCACAGGTGGATACGCTTATAGCTTCGGAGTTGCAAGCTGGAATAAACACCACGATTGATAAAGCGGCATTCGCTAAAGTTGTGGCGGGGCTTTCTATGGTTGCAGGTGCAGGAGGCTTAACGGCTGCTAACCTCTTCGGGCTAGAGAAGTCTGTACTTGCCGAAGGTGGTAATATGGCTAATTGTAAGTGGGCTATGAATCCTGCGGGATGGGCTGCTTCTAGAGATTTGGCTACGGTTGACTCTATCAATGCTTTCTGGAGTGGTCAAAGCTTCGACGGGTTCCCCGCGGTAGCTACTCCAAACATAGCAGAAGCAACGACAGGTAAGGGAGATATCTTATTTGGAGATTGGGCTGCTGGTTTAATCTTAGTATTCTTCGGCGGGTTAGATCTATTAGTAGATCCTTACTCTGACGCAGGAACAGCTCAGATAGCTCTACACCTCAATAAGTTCTACGATTGCGAAGTACGTCAAGCGGGCGCTTTCGCAGGTATCACGAACGTAGCATAAGGTTTGGTTTGATAAATGGTTGAAAATCGGGGCGGTTTAATCGCCGCCCCTTTTTTTTTAATATACACGCATGAAGTTTACAATTACATCACAGCCTATAGGTACAGATATAATATCGCTTTCCGATGTTAAGGAGTTCTTACGTGTGGATCACTCAGACGAGGATACGACTATCTTAGCTATCATCGACGCAGCTACTCAAGCGGTCCAGGACTATACAGGAAGGCACTTTGTTTCGAGCCCCTATACGCTAGTACTAGACGCTTTCTATAATTGCGAATTTCCAACTGTAGTAACTTCGATTTCGTCGGTTACTTATTACGACAGCGCTAACGATATACAAACTCTAGACGCTTCAAAATATTTCTATGACGTTATGCGAGAACCAGCTCGTATCAAATTCATAGACGCTCCCAACACCTACGAAAACAGATTTAACTCTGTAACGATAAACGGAAACACAGGAAAGCAAGCTACTCCAACAATTAAGCAAGCTATAAAACTTCTTATAGGTCACTATTACGAAAACCGACGCTCTGTAATTTTCGGAGCTTCACCAAAAGAGCTACCGTTAGGAATCGCGGCTTTATTAAATCCTTCCAGGGTAATATCTGCCGTATGAATATAGGAGCTATGGACAGGCGAATAACGCTACAAAGGCCTAACACCACAACTAACGACTATGGGGAGCGTGTGGTATCCTGGTTCAATTACGCTCAAGTATGGGCTCAGATAGCGCGTAAGCCACAAGCTAGGGAGGTAGTAAGCGGAGAGCAAGTAATAAGCTTGCAATCTGTTACGTTTCTAATCCGAAATAGCTCTCAAGTATCTACTCTAGAAGCTTCGCACAGGGTAAGCTATGGAGCGAAAGTATATGACGTTGTAGGGGTGCAGGAGGTAGGACGCGATGAAGCTTTAAGAGTAGTAACCGAATTACGCGATAACTCATGAGTGCAACTTTACAAATACGAGGCGAAAAGCAACTTTACGCGAGTATCGAGAAGCTCATTAAGTGGGATAAAAAGCGCAAATCTGAGCTTACTGCTATAGGTGAGAAAGTCGGACGCATTTTTGTAAGCAAAGCCCAAACTAACATTAAGGATTATCACAAAGATATCCGAGTAATTCGAAAGAATACAACGAACAAAATCGTAAGGAAAGGACAGCTAAGAAGATCTGTAGGCACTTGGATACCAGAGAGCAGAAGAACAACTGTTTTAGCTGGTCCTAGAGCTAATAACTGGGGGCGTAATGTTCCAGGGCGGGCTGATGGGGGGTTTGCTCACATGGTAGAGGGTGGAAACTTCGCGAAGCAGTTTGGGGGTACTCACAAAACGAAAAATACTGGGGTTTTTAAGAAGTCTAAACGAGCTACACAAAATCGTTCTAAAAAACTCCAGCAGATACTCTTAAAAAAAGAATTTGCTAGATATGTTAAAATGATATGATCATAGGTAAAGCTCTATATAATATCCTTAGTAACGATATAGACGTTGCTGCGATTGTGGGTTCTCAGGTATTCCCAGAGCTCGCGCCCGCGAATCTCGACGCGCCGTATGTCGTTTATTCGATTATTTCTAACTCTCCAAGCGATGTAAAAGAAGAAACTAGCTCTCTAGACGTAGCGAATATAGAAGTGTATTGTTTCGAATTAAGCTATAACCTAGCCATCGATCTAGGTGTAGCGGTTCGAAAAGCCCTGGATAGGGTAGGAGGACTTTATAACGGCGTAAAGATTCAAAGCATCCAGTACACTAATGAGCAAATGGACGTTAACGAATCCCGCCAGCTATGGGCTAGTATTCAAGACTACTCGATAAGAATTAAAACAACTTAAAATGGATATAATTTTAGATAATTGGCAAGCGATATTGTTTGCTTTACTTGTAGCTGCAAGGGCTATAGTATCATTTTTACCGTCTGAAAATCAGGCTGTGAAAATATTTGGATGGATAGATTTAATAATTACGGCTATCGTAGGTGGTGACCGTAGAAGAAATAAAAATAAAAACAAGAAATAATGGCTCAAACTACAGGAGTGATTAACGTCAGCGACTTACGAGTTATGGTAGCCGCAGAAAATGGAACAGAATTAATAATCGACAACCTAACGGATTGTTCGATATCGATTTCTACAGAAATGAAGGATACGACAACGAAAAATAACGCGGGTTATAAAGATGTCCTTCCTGGTATGCATTCAGCAACTTTATCGTTTAGCGCATATTACGCGAGTGATTCAACAGCGGGAACAGGGTACAATGATCTAATTGATTTGCAACTAGCGAAGACGAAGTTAGATGTACGCTTTTCACATGTGATAGGATCAGCAGCAGCGGAAAACGCAGGAGATGAGAGATTCCAATTAAAGGGATACATTACTTCTCTCGACCTTTCAGGGGGTACAGAAGATACTTCTACATTCTCTTGTACTATGGATATCGTAGAAACTATCGTTCGTGAAGTAATAGCATAGGATGAATATTGAACTTGAAAACAAAAGCTATCCAGTACGCGCTACAATGCGAGCTTGGAGGAACTTTGAGAAGGCTACAGGGGTGAAAGTTACCGAGGTTGACGCTTCAGATGTAACGTTAATCCCTGAGCTCGTTTACTACTTCGTAGTAGATGGGTGTGCAGCTCAAGGCATGGAGTTCACTATGTCGGTAGACGAATGGCTAGGGTTAATTACTGTCCAGGACTTACCTAAATTAGTTGAAGTCATGGAGTCCGCTATGGGTTCAGGTTCAAAAAAAAAGAAGGCGAAGGAAAAAGCGATCCCTTAACATGGACTCGCATTGAGGAGCTTGGGCTGGGCTTGTTGGGGCTCAGTCCAAATGCTCTCTATTCTTTAACCTTCGAAGAGTTCGGAAACGCTGTAACTGGTAGGCGAGAATTTCACGACCTATCAGAGCGATCTAGCTGGGAGCGTACGAGGTGGCAAACTGCTTTACTTCTAAACGTGCATACTAAAAAAGGAAGTAAAATATCCCCGAAAGATTTAGCTGTATTCCCTTGGGAGCAAGAAGCGGAAAAAAATAAGCCACAGGTCGACGGTTTTGCAGTCCTGAGAGCTATGGCAAAAAGTAGAAAGTAATGGCTAAGCTAGGAGATTTAATTGTAAATATCGGAGCAAATACGCGCGATCTTAACAGGAAGCTCGGAGGCGTACAGCGTAAGATGCGCTCTATGACTTCCAACTTTAAGAAGTTAGGGCGCGGAATGTCGCGCTCTCTTTCTTTGCCCCTTGCGGCGGTTGGTGCGGCATCCTTAAAAATAGCGGTAGACTTCGAAGCTTCTATGGCTAAAGTAAAGGCCGTTTCTGGAGCTACAGCGGGAGAGTTTAAGACGTTAGAAGATGCTGCTAAGAGGCTTGGACGTACCACAGTATTTACAGCGTCAGAGGTGGCAGGGTTACAGCTTGAGTTTGCTAAGTTAGGATTCTCAAGCGAAGAGATTAACCAGGTTACAGAGGCAACGCTAAATCTTGCACAAGCGACAGGCTCAGACCTTTCGCAAGCTGCTGCTGTAGCGGGTGCTACTTTGGGCGGGTTCGGCTTGGACGCTTCAGAAACAGGCAGGATTACCGATGTTATGGCTGCAAGCTTCAACAGCTCAGCTTTAGACATTAATAAATTCCAGGACTCTATGAAGTTCGTAGCTCCAGTAGCGAAGGCTGCTGGTATAAGCTTGGAAGAAACGACAGCTATGTTAGGCGTTCTAGCTTCAGCTGGTATCAAGGGCAGTCAAGCAGGTACGGCTTTAAGGCGTATATTCTCAGAGATGGGGGATACAGGAGGGGATCTAACAAAGACTCTCGCAGACTTATCA